AATCATGAGATTTACGCTTCAAAGCTGGGCGATCCTACCAACTGGAACAGCTATCAGGGCACGGCGGCGGATAGCTATGCGGTATCGGTGGGAAGTGATGGAGACTTTACCGGGGTTATATCCCAGCAAGGCTATGTAGTGTTCTTCAAAGAAGACTATATCCATACAATCTACGGCACAAAGCCATCTAACTTTAGCCTAGACACAGTACAGGCGCGGGGTGTCATGAAAGGGTGCAGTAAGTCGCTTTGCCATGTAAATGAGACTGTAATGTATGTAGGGCGTGATGCCATTATGGCGTATACCGGGGGAATGCCGGAATCCGTATCAGACAAGCTAAGCCTTAGGTGGGATAGCGCTGTTGCGAACCAATGGAATGGAAAGTATTACGTTGATTTAACTTATCGCAGAAAAACAACTACCTACGTTTATGATTTAGCGCGCAATATATGGCTGAAAGAGGGCGAGCATGATAACAAATTGTTAAGTAGATTTTATGCACAAGGCGCGTTATATGAGACAAGAGAAAATGAGAACGATATAAGCGTGAGATTCCTTGATTCAGAATCGGCAATGCGCTCCGGGGATATGGACTGGTATTTGGAGTCCGTGTATCTGGAGGAAGGTACAATCGACCAAAAGAAAGTCCATTCCTTGCAATTCAATGTGGAGCTGGAAGTGGATGCTTACTTTGCCGTATATGTTCGATACGACAATGACACCACTTGGAGAAGGGTGGCCTCAGTCACGGCAGATAGGCGGAATACCTACACAGTTCCGCTAAAGCTAAAGAAATGCGAAAGGTACCAGTACCGCTTAGAAGGGCATGGATGGTTTATCTTGTACGGCATGAGCAAGACCATAGGGAAAGGAAGCGAGCGATGAGCGTATTTAGCGTTCCAAGGATAGACATAAGCGAGATTAACGACTTGGAGAAGGTTAAGGCGTATCTGGACGAGTTGAATAAGAAAATCCGGTATCTATCGGAAAATGTGGATCATGACAATATGGCTCCGGCTGAGTACAGGAAGTTTTATCAAAACGGAGACAAGTCTATTGAACTTGTCCATACCATGGATTCTTTTCTTTTGAAGCTGGAAGATGCCGAAAAGAAAGTACATTCTGCAATTGAACAGACATCCAGGCAAATTGACTTATATGTAAATAGTTATGAGGCTGTAAATGCGGTGAGCGTGTCTACAGAAAAAATTAAAATTAGCGGAACAGCTTTGGAAGTAAATTCTAAAAACTTCCTCCTTGATGATAAGGGGAATCTAAAACTTTCCGGGGAGATCTACGCAGAAGCCGGGAATTTTGGCGGGTTCCAGATAGCAAGAGATGAGAAAGGGGAGTTTTTAAGCGGTGATACTATTTCTGCATGTGGCCTAAGCGGCACAACGGTCAACGTAAGAAGAAGGCTTGATATAACTACGGATAATGATATAACTGGGTGCCATATTGATTTCAGTAATTGCAATGTGCAAACGTCAAATAATACATATTTCGGCTGGTTTTATTGTGAAAATGTAGTCTGTACATCTGCGGTATATGCAAATTGTGGGCAGTGTAATGAGGCATATATTGATGGATTGCTAGAATGCTATGATGTTTTTTCTAATTATTTAAGCATTGCATGGAGTGATAGAAGATTAAAGAAGGATATAGCTCCTATCGAAAATGCATTGGAGTATATCTTATCGCTTAGGCCTGTAGAGTATAAATTGAAAGGATACGAAGGCTATCACTATGGGTTTATTGCTCAAGAATTGCTTTCCGGAGGAGACCCCTACAATCTTGTAAGCACAATGGAAAATGGATACTACGCTGTAAATTATGACGGCCTTCATGGTGTAATTTGCAAGGCAATCCAAGAATTGGAGGAGATGAAGAATGCTTTATAAGGGGGAAAGCCCATCAGGAATTAAAGATATTCGAGATGTTGAGGGGCATATAACAAGGATAAATCGAGCGGTGCAGAATGTATTTTCTTCTTTGGATCCGGAAGATAATTTTTCTAAAGATGAACTAATGCGGTATGAAGAAACAAAGCATTTTGTAAGCATGCTGGAATTAAACGATAAGGGATTTAAAACAAAGTTTGAAGAAGGCTTTAGAAAGATTTTTTCTGAAATAGTAATGGGAGGAAGTAAGATTGCTTTTCTTGTATCTAGAGGCAATGTTGTAAATTCAATAAATTTGTATGGCGGAGCTTTGTCAATTAACGGAGAAAGATTAGAAATTAATACGCAGAATTTTGTCCTAACAGAGAATAAGGCAATAGCAAGGGGAGAGATACATGCGACAGGAGGGGAGATTGCGGGTTGGAAAATCAAGACCAGTGGGAAGAACTCGACATGGGAAGGTAGTGCAAGCTCTAGAATTCGAGCAAATACAGTGGTTGCAGACTATGGGTATGGAAAGACGATAAATGCTTATGGCGATGTAGTGATTAATGCTACCTTTAAAGGAAATTTTGAAGATATAAACGTTAGAGGGGCAAAATTTATCGGTGGCTTTTCTTGTTCTGCTATGGAATCCGGGGATAGATTGACTTGTGGCAATATGAGAATCCATACAACGAAAAGGGGATATGGAGAAAGAATTCCTACTGATGAGCAGATGAAAGCGAAGCGTGTGACGGCGAAATGGTGGAAGGAAAACCGAGAGGGGGAAGACAGGCCAAGTTCTATGGCATCTTGCAACTACTCGGACGAACCTATAGGTGGACTTGATGTGAGTGGAAATATAACTTGCAAAAGGGTGAGGTCGGTGTTTGCCGGTTCCACTTGGTCAGATGCTAGGCTAAAGGAGAATATAAGGTCAATTGAGAGCAGAGAAAGCCTTGCCTTGCTAGGGAATCTTTTTCCAAAAAGTTTTACATTTATAAAAAGCGGGAACCGTTCAACAGGATTTATTGCGCAAGAAGTTCCTGGCAGGTTTGTAAAGGAAATTAGGGATGGATATCTGGGCTTAAATATGGATTCTATAGCCTGTTGCCTTGACAAAACCTTGAAGGATTTAGGAGAAGCGTATGGATGAAATGACAAAAATTAGAAATCTCCTTTTGCAAAACCAAAAAATTATTCGCTATGCATCTGAAAATGTTTCGTTTCCGTCTTCTTTTTCTGAAGAAGCAATTCAGGAATATAAGGAGACAGAAAGCAAGGTAAGCGAGATCTCCATTAAGTGGGATGAAATTAAATTGGAATATAAAAAAAGAGGTGAAGATTTTGTGACGTCTTCCCTAGATGGCATGGCAGAAAAACTTGCCCTAGCTGTAAAAAGAAAAGATATAGTAGGCGAACTAAACACGGAGCTATTTATTGGGAAAAAAATAAAGCTTAGTGGGAATCGCTTCTTAGTGAATACAAAGAATTTAACCATAAACAAGCAAGGCATGCGGTTTAAAGGAGAAGTGAATGCAAGTACGGGAAGCATAGGCGGATTCAAAATTAGCGGGAATACGCTGGTTGGGGCAGAAAATTCGTCCATTGGATCCGGCACAATTGAAACGTCTTACATGAACCTTAGAGGGGCAAACGCTGACCTTATAGACTGCAATCCTGACAACATAGATGGAAAACCTGTAGTGATGACTTCCAATAGAAGGATTGACAAGGAAAGCAAGGACGGCTCGACTACATCTTTCAAAGGAGAGCTTTATGTAACAGGTATTATCGATGCTACCTATGGTTGGAATCAAGAGATAGACAGCGATGGAGAACAACATGGAACTTTGCCAAGCTTCAGTTTTGACGTGATTCATGTAAAAGGTGCTTGTACTTTAAAGAGCAAAGGTGGAACTACATCTCCGGCCAATCGTGCAAGGTGCGACCAGATAGAAGCAGAAGGGAAAGATGGGTGGTCTGACAGAAGGCTAAAAGAAAATATCAAGGATATAGACGGCGAAAAGGTGGTTGAGCTATTCAAGAAAGCTAGGCCGGTAGAGTATCAAAGAATAGGGAAGGAAGAAAAGAATTATGGATACATAGCGCAGGAGCTTGATAAAGCTTTTTTAGATGTAGGCCTTAAAAGTATTGTGAAAAAAGAAGGAAAGTTTTACTGCATTCCTTATACGGAACTTATTCCGTTAAGGGTAAAGATGATTCAAGAATTATACAGGAGGATAAAAGATGGAAGCGAGGGAAAAGGATTTGGCGAAAGCGGCGGACCTACTTAACCGGGTAAATGTAAGTGGGATTCAGAACATGGTTAACATTGTTACAGCCTACCAACTAATCACCGGTATGGCTACTGTAGAGGAAAAGGGGGAAGAAGATGGCGCTAAGTAATTCAATTGTTGATTATTTAAACCAGAAGGGGCAAGGAAGCTCCTTTGCGGCCAGAAAACAGCTTGCTAATCAAATGGGAATGACGGGATATAAAGGAACAGCGAGCCAGAACATTAGCTTATTGAACCAACTAAGGAATGGCGGAGGCAATAACAATCCTTCAGCGAATGTTATGGCCGGGGTTGATACATCTGGACAAGCTAATGTAGCACAAAATGCTTATTCTGGTGTGTCTAGTAGTTCTACTACAACAAGCAAATACCCGACAAGGACTTATACTCCTTCCGAGCAAGTGGAAAAGGCTTACAAAGCTTACTCGGCAAGGCTTGGATCCATGCCGGGCGATTATAACGAATCGGAATATGTTGATGCCAGAAGGGAACAATTAAAAAAGATTGAGGAGTCAAGGCCTGATGCTTTTAAATCTAAGTATGAAGACCAAATTTCCAGCCTTCTGGATAATATTTATAACGAAAAAAAGTTCTCCTATACCGGGAAAGACCTTCAGAATGACGACTTGTATAAGATGTATGCCCAGAGGTATACGGATTCTGCAAGAAGGGCAATGCAAGATACTATGGCAAACGCACAAGCACAATCCGGCGGCTATGGCTCTACTTATGCCCAGCAAGTAGGACAGCAAGCCTATGATACTACCATGGGCGGCCTAAATGATAAGGCATTGGAGTTTAGAGACAAGGCTTATCAAATGTATCGCGATGATCGTGCTAATAGGTATAACCAGCTTCAGGCTTTCCAAGGACAGGATAATACCGACTATAGCCGTTACAGAGACACCGTAAGCGACTGGATGAATGATAGAAATTATTTCCTCAATGCCCTTAATGGTGAGATGGCTAATGATTTGAACGTCTACAATGCCAATACATCCAACTACTGGAACGGTACAAATCACTTGGCCGGACAATATAATGCAGACAGAAACTCTGATTTAAGTGCTTTCCAAATCAATACCAGTAACGAAAATTCAGATAGAGAGATGGCAATGAGAGAGGAGCAATGGGCGAAGGAATACGCCATGAAGAAGGAAGCCCAGGAACTTGACAATGAACTTTCTCGGCTGAATATCGAAAAGACAAAGCAAGCGCTGGCGCAGATGGCACTAGGCGGCGGTGGCGGTCGTTCCGGTGGAGGTGGCAGAGGCGGAAGAAGAGGAAGTAAAGGGAAGCAAACGGAAGTGAAGCCAGGGAAGGCGGCTCCTGCAAAAGAGGTAACAGGGAAGACAGGAAAACCATTAAGAAACATACATGATTTGATGGATGCATATATCCCTTTCTTTAACAAGGGAGTAAACAATGTCACTGCAAAACCAACGCCGGCAATAAATTCAAAGACGGCATTACAAGATATCTTTGCTCATGATGGAGTTGATTACGATCTTGATTTTACGCCGGACGATCCGCTTACCTACATCACAAGAAACGAATTAAGAAAGGCAAGAGAGAAGAGAGGATATTAAGATAAAAGGGGGAGAAAATGGGAAGATTCAGTTCTTTATTTGACACAAAGCAACAGGAAGAGAATAGAAAGCTTGTGCAAGGATATATTGCAGAAAGGGCGAGAAGAACAGAGGGAAGCGTGGCAAGGCCAGCTTCCCCTATTTCTAATTCTTCCCCACAAGGAGAGATCCAGGCTACGGCTCAAAAGAGCGGTAGCTTTGATTCTTCTCCGCTTGGGTATAGGGAGAGATGGCTTAATAAGGGGCAAGGCACCACGAAACCCGCCGGCTTTTCCTTCAAGCTTCCAAAGATGAACCCTGTAGAAAACAACGGAGGCGGCTATAACTGGAGTGAAAAGCAAGGGGCGATAGGGAA